GCCTGTCTCTGAGCGACACTATCAGCAACATTGGTTGCATTGCAAGGGACTCTATTGCCAATACAGGCAGTGATATTGTGTTCTTGTCAAACAGTGGTGTGCGCTCATTGCTCAGAACCATTCAAGAGAAGTCTGCCCCTTTGCGGGACTTGTCTAAGAATGTGCGTGATGACTTGATGACGATTGTGAATGCTGAGACATTGGCAAACATCAAGGCAGTCTATTCAGAGTCAAATGCTTTCTACCTGATTAACTTTCCAGTTGCAACTCAGACTTATTGCTTTGACACCAAGGCGGCTTTGCAAGATGGTTCTGCGCGGGTAACTGTGTGGGATTCCATCACGCCAACTGCTTTTCTTGCTAAACGCAATGGAGACTTGTTAATTGGCAAGAATGGTTATGTGGGTAAGTATGGAACCTATCTTGACCATACAAGCACCTATCGATTGCAATATTTTACCACTTATGCTGACTTGGGACAGCCCAATGTCACATCCATCCTGAAGCGCATTGCAGTGGTGGTGATTGGTGGCTCAAATCAAAGTTTCATTATTAAATGGGGATATGACTTTTATTCCCAGTATTACTCAACTGTTTTATCAATTCCAAGTAGCACAGTAGCTGAATATGGCATTGCTGAATATGGTGCAAATGGCTCTCCTATTGCATATTATTCTCAGGGAATTTCTTTGCAAACCTTGGTTGGTCAAACATCTGGTTCTGGAAAGACTGTGCAGACGGGTTATGAGACTGAGATCAATGGGTATCCTGTAAGCATTCAAAAGATTGAAATTCAAGCCAAGAATGGCAAACTGGTTTAAGGAAGAAATATGGCAAATTACACCAAATCAACCAACTTTGCGGCTAAAGATGCTTTGTCGCCAGGAAATGCTGGAAAGATTGTTAAGGGAACTGAGATTGATACTGAGTTCACCAACATTGCCACTGCCATTGCAACCAAGGCAGATGGAACCTTCACAAACTTCAGCTTTGTTGAGAGTGGGTCTAATCTACTTATTCGTCACTCAGGAACTGATGTAATGAAGATTGACAGTTCTGGCAACCTGACTGTGTTGGGTAACATTGTGGCTAACGGCACTGTTTGATTTATGGGATTCTTTCAAAATCCATTTCAAGCGGTACAGAACTTTATAGCTGCACCAGCTACTGCGGTTTCACCTGCAATAGACCCAACAATCCAAATAAGCAAAGACTTAGCTCAACTTGATAAAGATTTAAGCCTTTCTCAAAATGCACCACTGATTGCTGCTATTGCATTGAGCATTGCGGCTCCAGGTGTTGGTTCGGCTATTGGTCAACAGATGATAACTGCTGGACTGCTTCCAGCGGCAACATCTGCGGCTGTGGCTACAGCAGTCGGAACTGGCGTGGCAAATGCCGCCCTACAAGTTGCACAAGGCAAGTCTCCAGAAGAAGCACTGAAAGCTGGTGTTATTGGTGCTGCTGGTGGTGCTGTTGGCAATTATCTCGTTGGTGACGCTGGGACACTAAAGAATTTTGTCACCAGTACATCAACCAATCTTTTAGCTGGCAAGAACCCAGAAGATGCTGTTATCGCAGGTATTGCTAGTAGTGGTGCTGGTCTTGCAGGAAGAACTCTTGCTAGTGAAACTGGGTCTGCTGTTGCAGGACAAGTAGCCGCAGGAACTACTGCTGGTTTGCTATCTGGTAAAACTGGTGAGCAAGCATTGGTTCAAGGTGTTAGCAACATAAAGTTGGACTCTCTTATAAATCCTGCACAAACTGCTGTAAATACTGGAGTAAAAACCATGGGTGAAGATGACAAAGTAATTGATTATGAAGGCGCTGGAATGTCTGCTAGTCTAAGTGAATACTTGGCAGACCCAGAGGGCGCTACCATGTATGCTGACATTCAACGAGAGTTGAATTTAGACCCAGAAGGCGCAACAATGTCTGCGGGGTTAAGTCAGGCTATTCAAGATTATTCAACAGGAACTGGCCTAACAGTCAAAGATGTTGTTAAATTCTTTAAGGCTAATCCTAATCTTGCCAAAGCTGCAACCAGTGTGATTTCTGGTGGTGTTGGCTTGTTTGGCACTAAGTTGGCTACTGACACTGCTAGAGAAGCCGCTAGAGTTGCCGCTGAAGCACAGAAGTTCAAGCCTGTTGGCGTGACTACCAGGTTTGGCACAACAGACTACACATACGATGCTGAAGGCAATCTTAAAACTGCTGGTTACACGCTGACCCCAGACTTGAAGGCAATCCAAGATAAGTTGATGGCTGGTGCAACCCTGAGCCTTGATGAGGCAAAGAAGGTTGCAGACCTGTATGACCCACTGAAGAAAGCATCTGCAAGCCTGTTTGACTTGGGCACATCGTATCTTGCTAAAACACCAGAGCAAGTTGCCGCTGACTACATGGCAAAGCAACAAGACTTGTTGGCTCCTAGCCGTGAGCGTCAAATGTCTCAGTTGCAGAACACCTTGTTCCAGCAAGGTCGTGGTGGCTTGTCTGTTGGCGCAACCAGTGCCCGTCCTAGTGGTGCTAGAGGTCTTGGTGCAACCACTCCTGAGATGGAAGCCTACTACAACGCACTGGCTCAACAAGATGCTGCTTTGGCGGCAGGAGCACAGCAAGCTGGTCAACAGAGTGTTCTGTTTGGCAAAGGCTTGCTTGGCGCTGGTGGTGAGTTCCTTGGTAAGTACACTGCTGGTCAAACCGGAGCCTATGATCCATTTAAGAGCCTTTTGAGTACTGCTGGCACTGTTGAATCAATGGGTGCTGGAGCATTGGATGTGGGTACTGCATTGGGTGGAAGAAGGACTACTGCGGCAAGCAATGCAGCAACCACTTTGTTGCCAACTGCATCTAGAAACCCATACGCTTCTTTGTTTACAAGCCTTGCAGATGATCCATCATTTAAAACCGCACTTCAAGAGTTTATAAGCGGTGGTTCTACTGGAACAAATTATGGTACGGCAAGTCGTGCAAACGATGTAAATACACCTTTCTAAGGAATAGTCATGGCAGAAATTGTTGGAAGTTTGTTTGGTGTGACCCCTGAGTTGTACCAAGAGCAACGGGATCAGATGGCTCGTCAACGGGCTATGCAATTGGCACGAATGGCTCCTCTTGAGCAAGCATCCTATGGCGCTGCCAGGGCTGGTCAGCAATTGGGCGGTGCATTTGCCTCTGCAATGGGTGTAGAAGACCCTCAGATGCGTCTGATTAGCCAACGCAATGCTTTGGCACGACAGATTGATATGAATGATCCTGAGTCCATCATGCGTGGATCACAGATGGCGGCTCAGATGGGCGATACGGCTACTGCTAGTGCATTAGCTGAATATGCTCGTAAGGCCGCTAGTGAAATGGCATTGACTCAACAAAGATTGCGTGAGAGACAAGGTGTTGATCCAATTCAGCAGTTGATACGGGCTGGCAAACACTACCCAGCAAGCATTGCTTTGTATGCAAAGAGTGGCAACATTCAAGACCTAGAACTTATTGAAAAGCCATTAAAAGGGCCGCCGCCATCAGAGATTGAAAAACTACAACTATATCGCCAACAATTGATTGACGCTGGTGCTCCTGCCTCTCAAATTGCAGAAGTTGATGATGTTATTAAAGCAACCCGTGGGCCTAGAGGCACAGTTGTTCAAAACATCATTCCTGAATATCCTGGGGACAAGAAATTTGCTGACATTCCAGCGTTTAGGTCAAGTGTGCAAAAGACTGTTGAGCCAATGTCAAAGGTTGTATTTGCCACAGACAATGCATTGACCAACATAAATGACTCAATTAAAACAAATAACTTTGCTTCTTTTAGGGCGGCACAGGTGCAATTTGCTAGGGCAATTGCTGGTTCTGGTGATTTAAGCCAAAAAGAGTTGTTGGCAGCAGGTGCTGACCCTGCACTTTTGGGTGGAACAGCAGACTATATTTCCAGACTATTTAGTTCAACGCCAACCATAGATACGCAGAATAAAATAAAAAACACTTTAGAGGCAATTAGGACTGTTTCGGTTAACAAGGCAAATGAAGAAATTGATCGTCAACGAAAAATAGCCTTGAGAAACAAGAATTACAACCCTCAAGATGTTGAAACAGCATTAGATTTTCCTGAATTTAAGGGCAAGACAAAAGGCTCTCGCACCATAACTCTGAAAAGCGGAAAAACTGTAACAGTCGTAGAGGAATAAGATGCCAACCTACATAATTGATGGTAAATCTGTAAAAACAGATGTTGCTTTAACTGATGATGAACTAGAGGAATTAGCGGGTGGAAGCACTCCTACGCCTAGTTCTGAAGGCTACTTAGCAGAAGCCGCAAGACAAGGCTTTGCTGGTACTGCTGGGGCACTTGCTGGTGCTGCCAATGTAATGCGAGAGCAAGTATTGAGACCAACTGGTGGTCAATTGACTCGTAGAAATCCAATGGCTCCATTTGTTTCCCCACCTGGGGCACAAGAGCAAAACCAAGCTGTTTTAGAGGCATATCGTGCTGGTCGTGAGCCTGTATATACAGGACTGATGGAATCAATGGGTTCCACTGGCGCACAACCACAAACTGGTGGGCAAAGAATTGCCGCTGGCGCAGTTAAAGCTGTGACCTCGCCAGAATCATATTTATTCCCTCCTGTTGCGGCCGTTAGGCGTTTAGGGATGCTTGGACAAGCACTGATGCGCCCTGCTGAACAAGCTGTTATTGGTGGTGGCGCAGAAGCTGGTGGGCAAGCAGGTCAAGCTGCTGGTGAAAAAGCAGGTGCGCCCGTAGTTGGTCAAGTTGCTGGCAGCTTGTTTGGTGGCATGGCTGGTGGTTATGGTTTTGGTACTGTGGCAAAGACTGCGCCAATCACTGGAAAAGCAATTGAGTTGGCTCAGAATCAGTGGAATAAGGTTCGTGGAACTGTTCCTGAAGATGAATTACTGCGAGATGTAGACAATCGCATAAGCAATATCTTTATTGCTGCTGGTGCGGCTGACCCTGCGTTTATGAAAACGCTTGAAGATGCTGCCAAGGCACAAAAAGGCGTGTCATTAAAGGCTCCAGGCGGTGCTGAAGTGCAGATGCCATTGAGTGCATTGCTTGCGGACAACCCTGTTATCAACAACTTTATCCAAAGTTTGTCGGCAAAAGACCCTGTATTTCGGGCGCAGTATGGCAATCAATATGACGCTGCAAAACAGGCTTTGACTCAAAACCAAATGAGATTGTTTGGCGATCCCAGCAAGGTTCAAGTCAGTGTTGTTGGCCCATCTTTGGAGAAGGTGCAAACTAGGCGCGTTCGTTCTATTGATGAACAGATTGCCGACCTGTCAAAAGATCAAACCATTGACCCAAATGTGTTTGGACAACGTGTTTCTAATCTTGTTGCTCAGAAAGAAAAAGCTGCTAGATTAGATGTTCAGCCTTTGTATGCAGAAGCATTTAACTTAGCTAAA